GTCTAGAAAGAGCAGTAGGAAAGTATTTTATGCTTTCCGAATCTGATAAGATTGATATGCTCCAAGCAATCTGCTATATTATGTGTAAGGCAGAAAGTGAAGGGACTAGTCATCGTGGACTCCAAGATGCTCTGGGAGTCTATCCTGCTGGTTTCTGGGTGACTGAACTTATGGATGTTCATAATGCTCTCTGGTCTTATTATCACGATAAGAAAAGTGACAGAGATTTAAAATCTGATCTAGATAAACTTGACTCCTTCCTGGAAAAAAGAAATGAAAAGATTAATGAGTCGGGAGATGCTACGAGAACTAATTGATCTTGTAGAACCTCACAAATATGATTATCCAGAATTATACAAGTATCTTATGATTACTTGGACTGCTTGCAGATATGATTCTACTTTATATGCGTGTAATGTGACGGGATCAATAATGCTTCAAAAACATCTAAATGAGTTTGAAGATGAGATCATTAGATTTTATGAGAAAGAAATGGCAAAAATTGAAAAAGAACCAGCATTCTGGCAAGATAAATTGAAAGATGAACCAATTTGTAAAGCACTCATCGAAAACTGGAAGACAATACGAGATGAAATTCTTAAATTAAAGGAAACACATCAACAGTGGTTCGTTAAATATCCAAAATTTAAAGTAAAAGATCCCGATACCAATCAAAATGTCAGAATGTATGATAATGATTGGAAAATTACTGCTTTAAGCCAACTTGAAGAAATTTATGAAGCAGAAAATAATAGAGCAGAAAAAGTAGCAGGAAATAAATTAGAAAAATTAGTCAAAAGATACAGACATAAACTATTACCAACTCTTCATAATATCATAGATCAAGCAGATCAAGATGGTATACTTACTAACGTATTTGTGAGTATACTTTCTCCAGGTGTAATCATTCGCCCGCATCAAGGATATTCAAAAGATTATATGAGAATTCATTTGGGACTTATTTGTGATTCAAAATGTAAACTCACAGTGGGGGACGAAACTAAATCCTGGGAAGAAGGTAAATTACTTGCATTTAAAGATGGTGGACCATACTATCATAGTGTTCTTCATAGTGGAATAGACGACCGCTATATTTTATCATTAGATTTGAAATTAGAATACCTAAATCAGTACATTACGTAATGTAAATTAATCCCAAAGAAAACATTAAGTTTCTAGATAATTATATGTTGAAATGCTAACATTTGGGACACATCGCAAAAAACTTATGACTCTCGCAAAAACTGGAACTAATGAACTTACCGCAGAGGAATGGAGTGAATTGGTAGCACTCAAAAATGCGATTAATGATAATCCTGCCACAGTTTGCCCACAAAAAATGGAATTGTTTACTGAACTACTTGTGAGATCTCTTGAAGGAAAGGGTGATAACACTCCTCAATAAAATAAATATTATCATCACGATACAAAACAATGGATACAATCGACCAACACATTCAGAAGGATAAGGAAATTCTGGATAATCCACAAACATCGCCACAGGCAAGAAGACACACTGAAGAAGAACTTGAAGCACTAGAGTCTTATAAAGTAAATCATCCTGAAGATACTCACGATCCTACACCACTGGAACTCTATTGTGATACTCATCCTGGTGCATTAGAGTGTCGTTGCTATGATGATTAAAGACAGTTGACAAACTGGCACACTGGGTCTTCTGGATCGCTGGGAGACCCTTTATAATATGTGGGTAATCAACAAACACCATGTCTAATTTGAATCTCATTATTGATGCTTATAATAAAGAAGTGGACAATCTCCCCACTCTTTATAAGAGTCATGGTGGTGGTAAAGCAAGAAATGCATCTGGTCTTATTTACGAAAATCTTACTTCGAGAACCTGTGAAGCGTTGGGTCTTGATGCTCGTAAAAATGATTATAAGCGTAGCATGATTGTCAATAATAGGTGCCTGAAGAATCTTCAAGTTGACTTTCACGTCTATGCTCACGGTGTATTGAAGAAATTGATAGAGGATAAGACTTATTTGGATGCTTGCTATCTCAAACGTGCAGTTTTTGATTTCATTGAACTTGATCAATCTCCCGACATTCCTGATGATGCGGAATTTGCAATTTTTGCTGGTCAAAATGCCTGTGGAAAAGATGCTTTTGCATATTATCCCGCATTTTTTAAAAAAATCACTGGTAAAGACCTGAACATTTTTTTTGTTAATCCTTATCGTAAGCGCAATTCAAAGCGTCCCATTTACAATGCAGATTATCGTGATGACTTCAAACTTGATGAAGTAGTTTATAATAAATTTATTGATTGGTTGCAAAAATGAATGAGTTATACAATAATGATATGTTCGATGTTCTGGGGCAAATTGAACCCCAGAGCATTGATTTGTTATTGACAGATTTTCCTTATGGAACTCTGAACAAAAGAAATGAGTGGGATACCATTATCGATTATCCCAAGTTTTGGGAGCACGTTGATCGCATATGCAAACCAACGTGCCCCATCATTTCAACAGCAGCACAACCATTTACAAGTGTCCTTATCGCTTCAAATTATAAGGACTTTAAGTATACGATGGTGTGGGAAAAATCAAAGGCAACTGGTTATCTGAATGCCAAGAAACAACCTTTACGTGCTCATGAGGATATTGTGGTGTTTTATAAGAAGCAACCAACATACAATCCCCAAATGACACAAGGAACGCCATATGATAAGGGAACTGCAGTGAGAGATACTGAAGCATATGGTGTTCAAACAAAAGCAGTTCACGTAAAGAATGACAGTGGATTGAGGTATCCTCGCAGTGTCATTTATTTCAAGACAGCAGAAGGTGAAGGAAAGCACCATCCCACACAGAAACCAGTCGATCTTTATCGTTGGTTGATTAGAACATTCTCCAATGAGGGGGATTTGGTGCTGGACCCTTGTATGGGTGCTGGCACCACTGGAATTGCATCTAAAATGGAAAATAGAGATTTTATCGGCATTGAGCGAGAGGAAGAATATTTTTCCATTGCTCAACGTAGGATCAACAATGTGCCAGTTCAGGAAGTGGCACAGGATCCCCAGAATCCGCTAGTAGAGGCATTATACTAACAAGGTAATCGACAAACACCTCAATGGCAACTCGTGGACGTATCGGTATTGAACTTTCTGACGGTTCTATTCTGTCTGCTTATCATCACTGGGATTCCTATCCCGAATGGTTGGGTCGCATCCTGAAGACGCACTACAATAGCAAAGAACTTGCTGCCGAACTGATTGATGGTGGCGATATGAGCACTTGTTGGACTAATGAGCGTTGGACTGGAGACCGTTGGGGTTCTTATCCTAATAAGGTTGAGGAATATGGTCCCCAATACTACTCCCAACGTGGTGAGAATTGCCCTCCTCGCCTTGATGCTGACCTGTGTGAATATCTTCTGCCTGATAATAGCGAAGAGTATGCATATGTCTTCCGTAGTGGTGAATGGGTCTGCTACAATCTGAATCAGTTTGACGACAGCAAACTGCCTGAAGTTGTTGAGATTCCTTCTGCAGCACTTGCAGTCTGAAAACTGGCACAAGACCCGCTCACAAGGCGGGTTTTATGCTATAATAATCAAACAATTGGAGGAATCCTTATGTTTTCAGTTGAACTTTCTGAATTGATTGACGAAATTCGTGAGATTGAAATCTATGGTTCCGAACCTGCAGATTGGATGGGATACTTGGGGTCTGATGACTACTATGTGCCAGATCACGAACTGGTCTATTGATGCTCTGGGGCGCCTCTGGGTGCCCTATAATAGTCTCATACGCAAAGGGATCACCCAATGACCACCACGACCTTCGCTGACTATGCTGCCCAGCAAGACGCCAGGAACACCATCCAGTTGAATGTTGTTAAGTGGACCTGGATGCTCTGTGATGCTTTGCGTGATGCTGCTCCTGATGGTTATGACTACATTTTTGAGTCTGGTCATAAGTATCACAAAGTGATTATGGTCGATAATGGTGGTGGACGCAGTGTTCATTGCTTCATTGATAAAAAGACCGGTCAGATTTATAAAAGTGCCAGTTGGAAATCTCCCGCCAAAGGTGTTCGCTATGATCTTCGCATCATTGAGCAACGTGAATGGTTGCTTGAGCACGCTGATTGGGCAGGCGGTTATTTGTACGCTCGCTAATTATGACTGCTAAAGACAAACTGATTTTTATTTCTTCTTTGATTTGGTTTATTCATTGGTCATGCAATCTGTTCTCTGCTATTCTGGATACGGTTATTCTAAACGCCTCTGTGTGGACGTTACCACTTGGTTTCTGAATCGGTTTCTTCCACGCCATAAAATTGAGTTGGAGATTCTTCATCGCGGTCTAAAGCGTGAGAATGTGGTGGGTTATTGTGACTTTGTGGGAGAGTCTTATCGTCCAAGAGAGTTT